ACAGCGCATTGATTTAAGTAGTGATAACAACGCAACTATTTTCTATCGGGCACCTTCAGCAACCGCTGGCTCTGCTCTAAGCTGGTCAGAATCGATGCGTATTGACTCTAGTGGTAATGTAGGTATTGGTACTAGTAGTCCTAGCACATATTTAGCTAAATTAGTAGTAACAAACACTACAACATCAACAAATTTGTCATTAGTTAATACTTCAGCAACTTCAAACACAAACACAGTTTCAACGGATTACTATTTACCTGATGATTCTACTGGTTTGCAAAAAGTAGCAACTATTGGCGTTATCAACCCTGCCGCTACTGGAAATAGATACGGAAATATTTATTTCAGCACATCTAACACTGGAGCACCAGCAGAGCGGATGCGTATTGACTCTAGTGGAGCTTTGTTGGTTGGTACTACTACTGCTGACGGTAGAATTTCTGCTGAAACAACTGGCAATGTAATCACTTCTAAACAAAATGGAGCTGGTGGATGGTGCTATAAATCAAATGCTGCTAACAACAGTGGAACTCGTTATCAAATAGAGTTTTTATCCGATGGAAATGCAGCGGGTTCAATTACATCAGGAGCATCGACCACTACCTACGGAACAACCTCTGACTATCGCCTAAAGGAAAATGTTGCGCCAATGACGGGTGCTTTGGCTAAAGTTCAAGCACTAAAACCTGTTACTTATACATGGGTAAGAGACGGTGCTGATGGTCAAGGCTTTATTGCACATGAACTACAAAATGTTGTGCCTGACTGCGTGGTTGGTAAGAAAGATGCGGTAGATACTGAAGGCAATCCAGTCTATCAAGTAGTGGATACCAGCTTCTTAGTAGCCACCCTAACCGCCGCTATTCAAGAACAACAAGCAATGATTGAAACATTAACAACCCGCTTAAATGCGTTAGAAGGAAAATAAAATGGAATTTAATTGGAAAGTAGTTCAAACAGACTACAACACATCAGACAAATTTATTACCACAGTTCACTATGTCGTATCAGCAGTAGATGGTGACTTTACTGCTTCTACCTATGGCACAGTAGGCTACACAGAGGAAGGTGCTTTTACTCCTTATAGCCAATTAACTGAGGCTGTAGTAGTCGGCTGGGTAAAAGACTCACTCGGTCAAGAGACTGTAGAAGCAGCATTGGCAGCGCAGATTGAAGCTCAAAAGAATCCAGTAAGCGAGTCTGGATTACCTTGGTAAGTTTTTAACCACAACTAGGAGAATGACATGGGAAAAGATAAACAAACCCCCATCGTAGTAAATGATGTAGAGTACATATTTGAAGATATGACACCAGAGCAACAGACTCTAGTCAATCATGTTGCGGATTTAGACCGTAAGATTAACTCTACTGCATTTAATTTAGACCAGTTATCCGTAGGAAAACAAGCCTTCATTAAACTGCTAGAGGAAGCTCTGGCTAAACCGAAAGAGTAATTATGAGCGACATTGACCCAATCGAATACGGCAAGTTAGTTAATTCCGTAGAGAACCTAGAGCGTAAAGTAGACTCACTAGAAGTAGACATTAAGAAGTTAGTGGCTATGGCAGAGCGTAGTAAAGGTTCTCTGTGGGCTTTGATGGGTGTTGCTTCTGTTGCTGGTGCTTTCATCAGCTATATGACTGAATTATTCTTTAAAAAGTAAACCATGAGAGAACTCACAGTATTTAAGAATCTTACTGCAGGTGCTTCTAATACTATTTATACAGTACCTAAAGGATGTAAGGCGATAGCTACACTATTGTTCTTAGCTAACTCAGGTGGTTCAACTAAAACTATCTCTTCTGCAGTACATGATGTTAGTGAAGCTGCTACTGTTCCTATCGTAGGAGCTAAGTCACTAGGCGCAGGAGATGCTCTTCAGTTTAACCAAGGTCGTATGGTTATGGACGAGTTCGACTATGTTACTGCTACTCCTGAAGCAGGTGCTACTATGAGTTGTATCTTTACAGTAGAGATTGTACAATCTACAGCGTATCAGAACGGAAGCTAGTCATGCCACTCAAATCAGGTACATCACAGAAGACTATCTCTACTAACATCCGTAAAGAGATGAAGGCTGGTAAGCCTCAGAAACAAGCAATTGCAATAGCTCTATCAAAAGCAGGACAATCTAAACCACAACCTAAGAAAAGGAAGTAATCATGCCAATGGTCAAAGACAAGAAGTTCCCATACACAGCTAAGGGCAAGAAAGAAGCTAAGTCGTATGCTAAGAAAACAGGAGCTAAGATGAATACTCCTAAAGCTAAACCAGCTAAGAAGATGGGTATGAGTCGTGGCTACTAAGCCTGGATTGTATGCCAATATCGCTGCCAAGAAAGCCCGTATCAAGGCTGGCTCTGGTGAGAAGATGCGTAAGGTAGGTAGCAAAGGTGCTCCTACTGCTGCACAATTCAAGGCAGCTGCTAAGACAGCTAAGAAGAAATGAAGAAAGACAGTAAGCTAGAGAGGGTAGGTGTTAGTGGCTATAACAAGCCTAAGAAGACACCTAACCACCCTACTAAATCCCATGTGGTAGTGGCTAAATCTGGAGACCAGACCAAGACTATTCGCTTTGGACAGCAGGGTGTATCTGGTGCTGGAGCTGCTCCTAAGACCCCAGGAGAAAAGGCTCGTCAAAAGAGCTTCAAGGCTAGGCATGCAGCTAATATAGCCAAGGGTAAGATGAGTGCAGCATACTGGGCTGATAAAGTAAAGTGGTAAATAAAGCTTGACTTTTATATAAATTTGTGTTATAATTATAGGCAATTATGAACTACGTCCAACTTGTAAATTCTGTACTACGAAGACTACGGGAAACTGAGGTTTCATCTGTATCGGATAACGCTTACTCTAAGCTTATCGGTGAGTTCGTTAACGATGCTAAGCGTCAGGTAGAAGATGCCTATGCTTGGAATGCATTGTCAGAAACACTCACTGCTTCTACTTCTGATAATATCTTTAACTATGTTCTTGTTGGTTCTGGACAACGGTTTAGGGTTATTGATGTATTAAACGATACTAGCAATACTATCATTCAGAATGCTACTACTCGTTGGATGGACGAACAGTTCCTCTTAACTTCAGTACAGAAGGGTTCTCCTGCGTACTACAACTTCAACGGTACAAACACCAACGGTGATACACAGGTAGACTTATTCCCTATTCCTAATGGGGTTTATGAGATTCGCTTTAACGTAATCAAACCACAAGTAGCTTTAGCTGCTGATGCTGATACTCTATTAGTTCCTTCTGAGCCTGTCATCTTTAATGCTACTGCAAGGGCTATCGCAGAGCGTGGTGAAGATGGTGGCATCTTAGCAGGTGAAATGGCATTCATTTACAACCAGTCCTTAGCTGATGCTATCGCTATTGAGTCTGGTCGCTACATTGAAGAATCTGCTTGGATGGCTATTTAATGGCTGAAGCTCTATCAACTGGCTCGATTGCAGCCCCTGGCTTCTCTGGGTTAAACACCCAAGATAGTTCTATTCAGTTAGACAGCGGGTTTGCACTAGAGGCTAATAACTGCGTAATCGATCGCTACGGGCGTATCGGTGCTCGTAAGGGGTGGACTAAGGTCAACACCTCTGCAGCGTCTACAGGCTCGTTTAAAGCCATCTATGAGCTTATTAAGGATGATGGTACTGTAGTTATCTCTGCAGCCAACAACAAACTCTATACTGGAACTACTACCTTAACAGAGGCTGTGGTTCGTAACGGTACTGATACAGGTAATCTAACCTATGCTATCAGTGATGATAACTGGCAGATCAGCGGTATGCCTTATGACACAGGGGCTACTCCTTCTGGTCATGCTATCCTAGTTCAAGAAGGACAACCTACTTTATTATTTCATAAACTAGGTGCTACTGCTCACGCACATACTGGTGCTTATGGTTTCCAGCGTTTAGGCGATGTAGCTACACACCTCCCAACAGGACAGACTGTAACTAGCTTTACTCCTAACTGTGTCATGACTGCTTATGGTCGTGTGTGGGTAGCTGACATGGCTGGTAGTAGACAGACTGTGTACTTCAGTGACTTACTGAACCCTGCTGAATGGCAGACTGGTACATCAGGATATCTGAATATTAGTGAAGTAGTTCCTAACAATGACCCTATCGTAGCTTTGGCAGATCATAATGGCTTCTTAATCATCTTCTGTACTAAGCATATTGTTGTCTATAGTAACCCAGTAGATCCATCGCTAATGAAGCTAGAAGACATCATTGTAGGTGTTGGTTGTTTAGCTAGAGACTCTGTGCAGAATATTGGTACAGACTTATTGTTCTTGTCTTCTACTGGTGTACAGTCCCTGCAGCGTGTAATTCAAGAGAAGTCACTGCCATTCAGGGATATCTCTAAGAATGTACGAGATGAACTCTTAACCTTAGTAGCATCAGAGACAGCTAAGAACATCAAGGCTACATACTTCCCTACAGATGCTTTCTACTTGTTGTCTCTACCTAGTTCAGGATTTACCTATTGCTTTGACACTAGGGGTGTACTGCAGAATGGAGCAGCTAGAACTACTGTATGGAAGCAGATTAATCCTACAGCATTCTGTGTAACTCAGGCTAGGGATTTACTAATCGGTAAGGCAGGATATATAGGTAAGTACAATCTGTATGAAGATGATGGTGCTAAGTATCGTATGACATACTTCACTAACTACTTTGACTTTGGTTCTGCTACTACAAATAAGATTCTTAAGCGTATCAATGTAACAGCTATTGGTGGATCTAACCAGCCTATTGCTATTAAGTGGGGATATGACTATACCCGTAACTACTTCTCTCGTGGTGTTGTATTACAGGGTGTAGAGGTATATGAATATGGCACAGCAGAATATAATGTAGCTACATACACTAATGGTATTGCTTTGGATATTGCTAACATTCCAGCATCAGGTTCTGGTACTATCCTTCAGTTAGGCTTTGAGTCTGACATTGATGGCACTCCTCTTTCAATTCAGAAGATAGACTTCTTCCTTAAACAAGGTAAAACACTATGAGTCTTGCTCTTGTCTATAACGTAGAAGAACAGTTTGTAAAGAAATGTGCAGATTGTAATAGTATGCTTTCATTAAAGCAGTTTCACAAGAATGCACAACAACTTAGTGGATATAGCTGTTATTGTAAAGACTGTACTAAACAAAGAAATAAGAAAAAGTATTTTAAATCTTCAGAAGATCATGGATGGAAATTAGAACAGACTTTAAAAGCAAGTAAAGAAAGAGCAGTAAGAAAGAATTTAGAACATACTTTAACATTAGAACAATTAACATCATTGTATCCTAAAGATAATTTATGCCCTATTTTTGGAACTAAGTTACAATGGGGTTTTCCTAAAGATACAAGTCCTAGTTTAGATAGAATTGATTCTACAAGAGGATATACCTACGAGAACTGTCAAATCATTTCTAATAAAGCAAACAGAATTAAAAGCGATGCAACACCTATGGAACTAGAGTTGCTTGTAAAATATTTAAAGGAGAATAATTTTGTCTAATTATACAAAGGCAACTAACTTTGCTACTAAAGATACACTACCAACAGGCGACTCAAACAAGATCGTTAAGGGTACAGAAATAGATAACGAGTTCAACGCTATCTCTGGTGCTATTAGCTCCAAGGCAGACATTGCATCTCCTACTTTTACTGGTACTCCTTCTGCACCGACAGCTACTTCTGGTTCTAATACCACACAGGTAGCTACGACAGCCTTTGTTTTTGCTGAAAGAGCTAACACAGCTACTCTTACCAATAAAACAGTAGATTTAGCTAGTAACACCGTTACTGGAACATTAGCACAGTTTAACACTGCGTGTTCCAATGCTGATTTTGTGTCTGTTGCTGGAACTGAGACACTAACAAACAAGACACTAACAAACCCTACCGTAACTACAGGTTCGTTTTCAAGTCCTGCTTTAACTGGCACTCCGACAGCTCCTACAGCTTCGGCTGGAACTAACACAACACAGGTAGCTACAACAGAGTTTGTTACTGCTGCCACAGTTGCAGAAAGAACCGCCACCAGTACTTATACAAATAAAACATTAACAAGCCCTACTATCAACACTCCCACTATTACTGGTGGTTTAATTTCTGGTATTACGGACTTAGCTGTTGCTGATGGAGGCACGGGTTCGTCTACTGCTGCTGGTGCGTTAACTAATTTAGGTGCTTATCCAGCAACTAATCCAAACGGGTATACAAATAATACAGGAACAGTAACCTCAGTCGCTACAGGTAACGGACTTAGCGGTGGGACAATTACTACTACGGGTACTTTAAGTGTTGCTTGTCCTGCAAGTAATACGGTTGGTAGTTATGCATTTGTTCAACTGCGACCCAGTTCTTCTGGTGGTTATAACAGTAACTATGCTATTGGCAGCGGGGCAAATCAGCTAATGCTAGGTATGTTAACAGCAGACAGTACATCAGAAAACCAAGGAAATGACCAAACAGTCGGTTGGAATTTAACAACTAGTGGTATTTCAGGAACATGGAAATGGATGGGAAATACAAATGGCGGGAATCATTTTGCTATTGCTTGCAGAGTATCTTAATTAAGGAAAAATAATGTTTACACTAGAATACGCTAAAAACCCAATTTGGAATAACGAGGAACAAACTTCAATTTATTTAATTGTTAAATGGCAAGAATTTCAAGAAGAAATGCCTTTTACTGCCGTTCCTTGGGATATTGAACCTTGGGGAGTTGATTTGTTTAATAGTGCCGCCGCAGGTGAGTTTGGCGAAGTTGCTCCCTATATTGCGCCAATTGAACCTGTAATTGATTTTGAGCCTACACCAACGCCACAGTAAAATGACCACATATTGCCAAGGTAGAATTTACCCGCAAAGCGTTCCTGAGTTTCGTCACTTACAAAAAGCAGACGGAACAATAGAGATGCAGGTACGGTATATAAATACGCAAGTGGGTTATACAGGCAAATGGATGCCTGTTCAAACGGCAAAAGAAGAAAGTATAGCTTGATAAAAGTACCAGTGGTGAATCGTAGAGACTATACGATGTACTTAGAACTCTACAGTAACATGCTTTGGTTTCATACAGATGTATTTAAGTGGACACCAGAAGTAAAAAAAGAATACCTTAAAGATTTAGACGTACTACAGCATTTAGTAACAGTACCCTTAGTAGCACTAGTAGAAGAAACAGACAAGAAGTTAGCTAAGTTTGGAGAATCTACAGGTTGGACTAAGTTTAATAAATTAACATTGAATGATACGAAATATGATGTATACACTAGGAGTAAATCATGGGTAGTTTAGTAAGTAGCGTAGCTAATGTCTTCACAGGATCTAGCAACACTCAAGCTGCTGGACAACAGGCTGCTGCACAGCAAGCTCAAGCAGCTAAGGATGCATCAGCAGCTGCAGCGTTCCGTCCTGTTGGAATGACGACACGGTTTGGTACTTCTCAGTTTACTCGTGAGACTGATCCAGCAACTGGAATGCCTTATATCTCTTCAGCTGGATATACTCCTGCGCCTGAGTTAGCTGCTCTACAGAACCAACTCTTTGGTGGGTTTGGTGGTGGATATGGCTTTGCAGGGCAGCAAGCACAACAGCTGCAAGCATTGTCTCCAGCAGCTCAGCAGCTATTTGGATTAGGTGGACAGATTCTACCTACTCAGTATGCTACTGCTCCTTCAGCTGAGGCACAACTACTGGCTTCTCAGTATCAGCAAGCTCAGCAAGGTCTGATGCCTACATCCTTTCAGACTTCTGCGTCTCCAGAGGCTCAAGCATTAGCACAACAGTTCCAACGTACTGGCGCAGGTTACTTAGCTCAGACTCCTGAAGAGGCTCGTGCTGAGTATGTTCGTACACAGCAAGCTGCTTTAGCTCCTGGTCAAGAACAGCAATTAGCTGGTATTCGTAATCAGTTATTCCAGACTGGTCGTGGTGGATTAGCTACTGGTGGTACAATGGCTGGTGGAATGCAGCAGACTAACCCAGAGTTAGCTGCGTACTATAACTCCTTAGCACAGCAGAACTTAAACATTGGCGCAGGTGCAGAACAAGCTGCTCAGCAACGCCAGTCTCTTGGTTTAGGTATGTTAGGTCAGGGATATCAGACAACAACATCTGCTCAAGAACTTGCTCGTCAGAACATGCTACAGAACCTAGGACTAAGCTTAGGCTTTGGTCAACAAGCTTACCAGACTACTGCTTCTGCTGAAGACATTGCTCGTTCAAGGGCTGCTGCAGACATTAGTTTAGGTGCTGGTCTATTCGGTACAGGTGCTGGATTGCTTGGTACTCAAGCTACTGGTATGGCTGGTGCGTTTGCTCCATTACAGACTCAACTGGGTTTAGCTAGCCAAGTAGAGCAGATGGCTCAGATGCCGTATCAGTTAGGTATTCAGTTAGGTCAAGCTGCTCAGCCTGGTCAAACAGCTGGCGCTAATATATACGGTCAAGGGATGGCTCAATCTGCTCAGACTCAGTACGGTGCTACTCAAGCTGCTAACGCTGCTAATGCTCAGTTCTGGGGTGGTTTAATTGGTGCTACTGGTACTGCTGCAGCTGGCGGTGCTTTTGGTGGAACACCTCGTCCTACTCTTCTAGCTGGGTCAGATATTAATATTAAACAGAACATTAAATTAATAAGCAAAACCAAAGGTGGTCATAATCTTTATTCGTTTGAATACAAACCAGAGTTTAAAGATAAAGAAGGACACGGTAGTTTTATTGGTGTCATGGCTCAAGAAGTTGAAAAGGTTATTCCAGAAGCTGTTGTATTAAGCAAAGATGGATATAAGATGGTTAACTACAGCTTAATCGTTTAAGGAAAATATTATGGCTATTGCTCCAAATTTTACTACAGGTTTACTAGGATATAATCCAAGAGAAGAACAGCTACAGCAACAGAAGTTGTGGGCTGGTCTGTATGGTCAAGCTTCTTCTCCTTATGAGAAGATTGGTATGGGTGTTGGTCAACTCGGTGCTGCTTTAGTTGGTGGTCTAATGGGTGAGAGTGCTACTCAGAAAAGAGAGAGAACTTTACTATCTGTTAAGGAAGCAGCAGATCAACAGTTTATTCCTGGTAGTCCAGAGTACTACAAGTTTGTAGCTGACAACTTACCTGCTGGTGCAGAGTATTCACAAAGTAAAGACTTAGCTAATCAAGAGTTTGCTAAGGCAAGGAAAGCTGATTTAGCTGAACAAGCTAACGAAAGAAAGTCTGTTCGGGAAGACCCAGAATCTTTTGATGTGTTTGCTCCTAAGTATGCTACTCCTCTGTTAGCTAAAGCACAGCTCAGAGGCTTTGATCCTGAGAAAGAAGATGTTCCTCAGACTGCAGATCAGATTAAAGCTTTTGCTAAACTGTACGACTTAGACAAAGATCCTAACTACAATAAGTTAATGACTCTTCGCACACTTGCAGATAAAGAAGCTAAGAAAGAAGAGCAGAGAGCAGAGAAAGAAGCACTGACTATAGAGCAGATTCAGTCTACGATTACAAAGAATAAAAGAGATGTAGAAAAATTAGAAAAAGATGCTAAGTTTGACGCAGGTGATCGTTGGAATGCTGAATTGGCTGCTGCTCAGGCTTTATTTAAAGCTAACGGTTTAGATCCTACCAAGCCTCTCAGAGGAATTAACTTAGCTAATACTGAATTAGTTAATGCTCAGAAGATAGCTTTACGTGAGCCATTCACAGGAAAGTCTTCTAAAACTGTTACTCCTTCTGGTGCTACACCTGCTGCGCCAGCTGCTGGAACTCCAGATATCAAACAACAAGTAGAAAGATTAGGACAAGTATACGACCCAGCTAAGTATGAGTATCGTATCGTTAACGGTCAAGTGCAGCGCAGGGCTAAATAATGGCTACTTGGGAAACCATAACTCCTGCTCCGAAAGAAGCAGACTGGGAGACTGTTACCCCTGTAACCACTGAGTCTGTCAACACAGCAGCCTTTAAGAGCATAGGAGAAAGCATTCCTACTGCTGTCAAAGAAGCTGCTGGTACAGTGGGCGAAGTAGCTCAAGCAGGTTGGGAAGCTTTACCAGAGCCAGTACAGAAAGCAGGTCGTGCTACAGGTAACTTCTTACTGGATGCTATTGATATACTTCAGCGTCCATTTCAAGCAACTGCTACCTATGTTAAGGCTTTAGGTACAACAGAAGAGTCAGAGAAAGGTGCTCCTCTATGGGATATCTTATCTACTGAGAACCTTGCTAAGGCACAGCAAGCTGGTATCAAAGGGCTTAAAGGAGAAGAGAAGGCTTCTTTTCAAGAGGCTCTTCCTGATCAGTTCCGCAGAGAGAACCCAGTTAAGTCTATGCTCCTTGGTTTCATGGGTGATGTCATCATCGATCCCCTGAAGGGTGAAGTAGTTGCTCCGATATTCAAGACTGTTAAGGCAGCTGCTTCTACTGGTGCTGATTCTATTGGTTTATCCTCTAAGCTTGCTGACAATGAACTGTATCGTACTATGGTTCTGAAGACAGGCGATACAGCTGAGGCTAAGAAGCTCTATGATAAGTATCGCTTTGCTAAAGACAAAGCAAGAGTAGAGAATGTTCGTAATGCTAAGTCTCTTAACAATGAGATTAAGGCACTATCCAAGCAGACAGACATTCCTGTTAATGAACTGAAGGCTAAGATATTCCAAGACATCGAGACAGCTAACTTAAGTGACGATGCTATTGGTCAATTAGAGCAGCGTATCGTAGCACAGAATCGTGCAAGACTAGAACAACAACAAGCAGCTGGTATCGAAGTAGGTGACTTAGGTGATACCTACATGCCACACATTGCTACTAAAGAAGCAGACGATGTTCTCAATAATACAGGCATTAAGAACTTCTTTGGTATCCGTCCTTCAGCTAAGACACCTCAAGGTGTTGCTCGTGAGATCGACGGTACTGTGGCTGAGATTAACGCTAAGAATATCTACGGCACTACTAAGTTCTTCCAAGATGATCCTGCGATTGCTCTGAGTGTAGCAGACTTTAATGCTGCTCAGGCTATAGCTGGTCGTAAGTTCTTAGACGATGCCTCTCAGTTTGGTATTAAAGCTGATATAGCCCCTGCTAGTTACAAGACTGTTGCAGAGATTCCTGGTCTTAAGTTTGAACCTGCTGTAGCCAACCAGTTATCACGCTCATACAAGGCACTAACCAATCAAGAAGAAATCAATAAGTTCTTAAAGGTGTATGACGGTGCTCAGAACTGGTGGAAGATGTGGTCTCTTGGTGTGCGTCCAGCTTACCATGCTAAGAACACGATTGGTAACTTGTGGAATAGCTACTTAGGCGGACTTACTACACCTAAACCATACGGTGATGCAGCTGCATTCCAAGTTAAGGTTGCTAAGAATAACTTAAGCGGTAAGATTGCTGGTTATCCTACTGAAGAACTCTATGAGGCAATGATGACTCGTGGTGTCTTCGGTCAAGGACAATACGGTGGTGATATTGCACGACGCTTAGAAGATCAAATCCAAGGCGGTAACAGAAACCCATTTACTTTATCTACTAGTAACCCTATTCTACAGGGTGGTTTTAAACTAGGTCAGACAATCGAAGACAATGCACGGATTGCTTTGTTCATTGATCAGCTAAACAAGGGTGCTAGTTTCGATAAGGCTGCTACTCATGTTCGTAAGTTCCTGTTTGACTACGGCGATGTATCTCCTTTCGAGCAGGATGTTCTTAAGCGACTGATGCCTTTCTATACTTGGTCTCGTAAGAATATTCCTTTGCAGTTGGAAGCATTAGCTACTCAGCCTGATAAGATTAACAAGATCAACCTAGCTATCAACAATATCCAGCAAGCAAACCAAGTAGAGCAGCCAGACTTAGCTCAAGTACCTAGCTATATCCGTGAGCAAGCTCCTGTCTATGTAGGTTCTAATGCAGAAGCTGGTACTGTATCTGCTGTTCCTCTAGCTAACTTGATACCTACCTTTGATATTGCAGCTATCACTAAGTTCCTCAACACTGAGACAGCTCCTGAAGGTATTCAAAGAGGTAAACTAGGTACAGCATTGTCTACAGTAATGGGTGGTGTTTCTCCTCTGATCAAAGCACCTCTAGAATTCCTAGCAAATTACGACTTCTTCCGTAAGAAGAATATTCAAGAGTTTGAAGGACAGACCACTGACTTCTTAGGTGTGCCTATGCCTGTGCATTTAGCTAAGCTTGCATCTAATATCATTGTTCTGAATGAACTTGACAGAGCTAATCCAGGTTCTATCTTTGGTTCTCGTATCGTAGATCCTATAACTAAGGAAGTTACTACACTGAATAGCTTCTTAGGTTTAGGTACTCCTCGTGAGGCTAGGACAGACCTACCTGAAGAGCAGCGACTGACTCAGTACCTCACAGGTATTCGTGTATTCGATATTGATATGGGACAGACTGAGTACCGTCAAGTAGAACAGATGAAGAAAGACATCGGTGCTATTAAGGCTCGTATTAAACAGGCACAGATTGCAGACAAGTCAAGAGAAGCTGATGCTGCAGTTCAAGCACTCGAAAGATTCTTTGAAGACATCGAACAGTTTGAAGCAGAAAGAGAAGCTCGTATGAAGAGGGAGAAGTAATATGTTTCCACTAGACACAATCCTTAATGTAGGTATGAAGCTTGTAGATAAGTTCTTTCCTAATCCTGAAGATAAGGCTAAGGCTCAGTTAGAGCTATTGAAGATGCAGCAAGATGGTGACTTCAAGAAGATGGAAGCTGACATTGTAGAGGCTCAAGAGCTTACTAAGCGTCAAGAAGCAGACATGCTATCTGACTCTTGGCTCTCTAAGAACATTCGTCCTATGACCCTTATAGCGATTCTGACAGGGTACTTTATGTTTGCTCTGATGTCTGCCTATGGCATGAATGCACATCAAGCCTATGTAGAATTACTTGGTCAATGGGGTATGCTCATTATGTCCTTCTACTTTGGTGGTCGTACACTAGAGAAGATTATGGATATGAAGTCTAGAAAAGAATGAAGATAACACCTCACTTCACCTATG